TATTTTTCTTCTGAAATATAATTATTATTTTCAATTAAAGTTTCAAAAATATTTATATTTCCGTATTTAATATATTTTTCTATAATATATGCTATTGTTTCTTTGTTTTGTATGTAATTAATTCTATTATTTTTCCAGTATGCTTCTTGGATATTACTATCTAAATTATTAATTATTGGTAAATTTTTAGAATCTATTTTATCAATTTTTTGAAGAGTAATTATATTTGCAATTAAATCATTATCTTCATTTAATTCAATTAATAATTTAATAATTTTCCTAAATTCCTCATTTCCAAAAGAATTATATATTTGTGTTATATATGATAAAATAAATTCTTTATTTTTAGAATCTAATATTTTTTTACAAATAGTTTCATCACATTTATTTTTAGAATAAAATTCAGCAACATATTTTCCAAATGAGTAGAAATCTTTTATAACACCTAAAGATAATAAATCAGTAAAATCATATCCAGAGTCTTTAAATTTTTGGAATTCTTTTCTTTTTAATTCTTGAGTTTTCATATTGTTTTCTTGATGATAATTTTCTTTATCTTCAAATGGAGTTGGATCTAATAAAGGAAAATTATAGTGATTACTTTTAAATAAAAATACAAAATTCCAAATATCATTTTCAAAGGTAATTTTATTATATAAATCTTCTATATTATTTAATATATCTAAAGGTAATTTGTTCCATTTAAAAAATCTGTGATTAAATAGAATAGTTCGTAATTTAAACTTTAACTCTTCTTTTTTTTCATCAGTCCACTCAGATATAATTTTTTCTAAAAGAGAAATCATATTTTGCCATAGATTAAAATAATAAATAGGTTCTAAAAAATCTAAAAGTTTTAAAATATTATTTTCTTTAGCATTTTCAATACAAAGTTTTAAATAAGCTTTTGATATTTCTGTTGTATCAATAGAAGGGATTTCATTGATATAACTAGAATACATAGGTTTACTTAGTTCTCCTATTAAAGTAGCTCCAGGTTTAGGGATTTCATTAATAATTATATCCCAACCATTTTTATAATTTTTTATAGCTAATTCAGCCAACTGTATTTTTTGTTTAGTTGTTAAAAATACTTCATTATGCCAAGTGTTAAAAATATGTTTTAAACTTTTTTGGGGACTATTAGATGAATAATTAATGTCTAAATCATTTATTTTTAAAAGCCATCTAATAGCTCTCATTGCAGTTTCTTCATATTGTACTAAATATTCAATTGCCCATAAATAATAAATATAATAATTAGTTCCAAATGAATTATAATGTTCTCCTGTTTTCATAATATCTATAAGACCTGTATTATTATTTAATTCATTTTCTAGTCTTTTCATAACAACAGAAGGGGCTATTTCAGTCATTAATAAAATATGTTCACTTATATATGCCCATTTATTAATTGGAGGTATTTTACTTTGAATAATATTTTCAAAAATAGAATCAATAATATTATTAATATCACTTGAATTATATGATTTTAATTCTTTAGCATTTTTATATAAAATTAAGCTTTTTAATAGTGAACTTTTTAATTTTTTTGAATATTTTCTATCTTTATCAGTTTCAATAAAAAGTTCAAATTTTAATTCTTCTTTATATAAAGTATCAATATCTGAAAGAACAGCTATTATGTTTTGCTTATAGTTTTTCCAACTTTTTTCAGAAATTCTTTCTACTAAATAACTCCAAGCTTCTTCTGGATAAGCTAATCTATATTCAGAGTTAAACATTTTTATTTTAATTAAAAATGGATCTTCTAAAGTAATTAGTGGATTTATATTTTTTATAAACTCATCATATTCCATTTCTATTAATGAACTAATATTAGTTTTATCTTTATCTGACCATTCAATTAAAAATAAAGCTTTTTCTATAATATCAAAATTAGAATTATTAATTTCTTTTAACCATTTTGGCTCAAGATAAGCATTTAAAATTATTTTTTTTAAATTTGAAAAAATTCCGTTTGTTTTTTTTATTAATTTATAAATATATTGTGTATCTTTATCAACATAAAATAGATTTAACTTTTCTTGTAAATTTTTTCTTAATCTTCTTTTTAAGGTAATCTTATTTTTGTGGAAACAACTTTCATATTTATTAAATACAAAGATATTTATATTATTTTGGATTGGAAAAATCTCAGATGAATAGAAATAAGGAATTAAAATAGCATTATTAACTTTGTCAGAACATTTTTTCCATTCTTTTTCTTCTGTAAAAATATAAATATCTTTATTTATAGAATCGATTCTTTTTAATTCAGAAAGTACACAATATAATGTTTCTTCTTTTGTTATTCCCTCTATATATATTGTTTTTTCATTATTTTTAATCTTTTCTTTTAACTGTTTTGAAAAATCTTCATCTTCATAATTAAAAAAATCAAGATTGAAATCTTTAAAAGGAAAAGTTGTATTTTCCTTTAAATTATTTTCTATTTCTTCTAAAGTTTTATAACTTATTTCCTTTTTTAGGTCATCTATTTTTTTCCCAAGAATATATTTATCATATTCTTCTTTATTTTCTTTTTTTAGATATTGAATATAAATCTCGAAGAATAAATTAGCAAAGTTTTCTCCAAAACTTTTATCTAAATGTATTTCTTTAGCAAAGCTTATAATATAACTTTTTATTATATTTTCTAATTCGTAACTAGATGATTCTTTGAAATATACTTCCATCTCTTTTAAGTTTTCTTCATCATTCAATAGTGAAAAAATTTTATAAGTCTTTTCATCTTCTAATAATTCGGATAATGATATAGTATCATCTACTACTACTTTCAAATCAGTTTTTGTTTTTATTTTATCATTAATAAATTCCAAAAAATCTTTTATTGTTAAAAAATTTCCGAGGAGATTAAGTGCTTGTGAAATCATATTTATTCCTCCATTTCTCTTCTATGACTATATAAAAAGTATACTATAAAAAAAATAAAAATAAAATATTATTTAAAAAAAATGCATTTATAATAAAAGTAAAATTTTAATAAAAAAAGTTGCGTAACCTATTTAGTGATTACATTTTTCTAATAGTATGGAAAGAAATTAAGGAGGTTACGTATGTTTGAATTAAAAATAGTAAAAATAGAAGATATAAAGTTATATGAAAAAAATGCTAAAAATCATCCAGAGTGGCAGATAGAACAAATTAAAAATTCTATTAAAGAGTTTGGTTATAATGACCCCATTGCTATAGATGAAAATAATATAATAGTAGAAGGGCATGGAAGATATATAGCTTTAAAAGAACTTGGATATGAACAAATAGAAGTATTAAAGCTTTCTCATATGAGTAATGAGCAAAAAAAGGCATATATCATAGCTCATAATAAAACTTGTATGAATACAGGATTTAATTTAGAAACACTAGAAGAGGAATTAAAAAGTATATCAGAACTTGATTTAACACTAACAGGATTTACTGAGTTTGAAATTGAAGATATGTTAAATATTAAAAATAGTGATATTGATATAGATTCTATATTAAGTGATATAGAAATAGAAAAGAAAGAAAAAGAACCTAAAAGATGTCCTCATTGTGGAGGAGAATTATAATGAAATATCATTTTGCTGCACTTGAAGATAATATTCCAGAAGGGTGTTTATATAGAGTAAAACCTTTATATATTCTAGCAAGCTTTTATTATTTAAAAAAATTAAAAGAAGAAAATTTAAATAAATTATTTGAATATATCAACTCTGAATACTGTAAACATTTTATATTAGATTCTGGAGCTTTTACTTTTATTATGGGAAATAAAAAGGAGAAAGACTATATTTTAAATAATTTAGATACATATATCAAAGATTATGCTGAATTTATAAAAAAATATAATATAAAAAATTATATAGAGTTAGACTTAGATAGTATATTTGGATATTCTAAAGTAAAAGAAATTAGAAATAAATTAGAAAATTTAGTTGGGTATAAATCTATGCCTGTATATCATAATTTATACAGAAGTAAAAAAGACTTAGATGAACTTTTAGATAATTATAGTTATATCTGTATTTCGAACTTTAATAATAAAAAAGATAGAAGTATACTTCCACAAATAAAAGTGATAGTAGATTATGCTAATAGTAAGAATGTTAGAGTACATGGATTAGCACTTACTGGTAAGTCATTTACAAGTCAAATTAAGTTCTATTCTGTTGATAGTTCAAGTTGGAGAGTTGGAATGAAATTTGGGTCCATTCCTACATTTGATGTAAAAAATCATAAAATAGTTAATAAAAGAATAAGTACCAAGTATAGAATGAAAAGTGGAAAAGAAATAAGAAATATGATAGATGAACATTGTTTAAGGGAATGGAAAAAATATCAATTATATTTAGATAGACAATAAAGTTTTCGTTCCATTTCTTAGAAATAAGTATTTAAAAGGAAATAAGTTATAAAAATTAATAAGTAATATTTCGACTAATTTCGTATATAGGAGTGATAAAATGAAAAAAGTATTATTATATAGTGGTGGAATGGATAGTTGGCTTATAGATAAAATATGGAAACCTGATGTGAAACTTTATATAGATATAAATGGAGAATATTCAAAAGAAGAAATCAAAAGACTACCTAAAGATGTTGTAGTAGAAAAATTAGATTTAGGAAGATTTGAAAGAGAAGATAAAATAATACCAATGAGAAATTTATTCTTTGTAACATTAGCAAGTCTTTATGGGGAAGAGATTTGTTTAGGAGCTACTGCAGGAGATAGAGTATTAGATAAAAGTATAGAATTTAAAAATAAAGCAGAGGACCTTTTAAGTTACTTATGGCAACCTCAACATTGGACCCCAGGAAAAAAAATAAAAATCAATTTAGATTTTAAAAAATATACCAAATTAGATTTATTGTTAAAATATAAAGAATTAGGTGGAGATTTAGATACTGCATTTAAAGAAACATTTTCTTGTTATTTTCCTAGATATAATGGAGAAGAATGCTGGGCATGTAAACCTTGTTTTAGAAAAATAGTTGCTTTTATATTAGCTGGATATAAAATAGAAGATAAAATAAAGAATAAAGTAGTTAGATATATAGAACAAGAAATACTGCCTCAAATAAAAATAGGAAATAATGGAAGAGGAGAAGAGGATAAGCAAATATTAAAAGCATATGAAATTTTGGTAAAAAATAAATAAATAATTTTATAAATTTATATTTATTATAAAAGCTTTAGTTTAATTAATAACTAGAGCTTTTTTTAATGTAATCATTTTAATGGTTACACTCTTCTAATAGTGTAGTACAAATTAAAGGTGGTGAGAGTCTTGGCTAGGTCAAGAGACCCTACAAGAGATAAAGCATATGTATTATGGTTAAAAGCAGGTGGTAGTAAAGCCAAGAGAGGCATATTAAATAATATTGCTAAAGACCTTGGAATAAATGTTTCACTACTAAGAAAATGGAAGTGTATAGATAGTTGGGAAGATAAAGAAAAAAGAAAAAGTAACAAAAGTAATGTTACTTATATTACTGATAAGAATATTCCTAAAGATGAAGTTGAGTTCTCTGAAAATAAACAAAAATATGTAAAGGCTGAAGCAATGTATGTTGCAGGCTGTAGTAATCAAGATATTGCTCAAACTTTGAATATAAAAATAGGGACAGTTAATACTTGGTCTAGTAGATATGATTGGTTAAATAAGAGAATGGAAGTTCAATTAAAAGTAATGGATATTCTATATGAAAAGGTAATAGAAAAAAGGGTTGCAGATATAGAGAAAATATATGGGTATATAGATATTATTAGAAACTTAATAATAACCTGTGTTGTAAATAAAGAAAAGAGTATTAAAGAAAAAGCTACTGAAATATCAGCACTAAGTGGAGCTTTAAAGGTAATAGAAGATAGTAATAGATTTCAAAATAGATTAATTGGATTAGCAGATAATCCTATTAGTTTAATTACTAGAGAATATGAGGTTAAAGCAAATAAGAATAGTGAATTAAGTACCAACGAGGAGAATAAAGTAATAGAAACTATAAAAGAGTTTCAAAAAAAATTAGAAAGGGATAAATCATTATGGTCTCAGATGAAATCAGATTAGAATTTTTTAAAAATTTAAAAGAGTATAAAGGTTATTCCTATTACTTTATGAAATCAGTACTTAATATGCACCTTATATATAAAGGTCAGAAAGATATATTGGATAGTTTAGAAAAAAATAAAATCACTGTTGTTACTTCTGGTCACAGTACAGGTAAAACTGCTATAGAAGCTGGAATAGCATTATATTGGTTATGTACTAGATATAAAGCTAGAGTAATAGTAATAGCTCCTACTTGGAGACAATTACAAACAGTATTTTATGCAGAAGTTAATAAGTGGTATAGTAAATCGATTTTAAAAGATTTAGATTACTTTTTAATGAAGCAAAGTATGATGCAATTCAATCATGAATCATTAAAAAAAGAATGGTTTATGCTTCCAATATCTCCTAAGAGTTCGGACCAATTACAAGGACAACACGGAGATAAATCTATACAAGTTGAAGAGATAATGAAAACACTTGGAATTGAATTTATAGACCCAGAGGATATGGAAACTCAAAAAACTATTATTAGTATGTTACAAAATCCTGGAGAAAAGAAAGAGGATGAAGACCTATTAATTATAGTTGATGAGGCAAGTGGTGTAAAAGATGAAATGATAGAAGTACTACTAGGAGCTGACCCATCTAAAGTATTAGTTTGTGGAAATATGACTAAGACAACAGGATTTTTCTATGAAATGGCATTTGGTAATAAAAAGACAGGAGTTAATATTATAAGATTATCATCTGAGGATAGCCCTTGGATGAAAAAAAGCAATATTCAAACTATTGCTGAAACTTATGGTAAAGATTCTAATGTATATCGTGTCAGAATATTAGGACTTCCACCAGATGGAGATGATGATACTTGTATATCAAGAGAACTAGTAGAAAAGTGTAAAAGCATTCCTAAAACAGTAAATTTTGAAAATTTGGAAATTTTAGGAGTAGACCCAGCTAGATATGGTGGCGATTATACATCGGGCTGGTCTTCAACAGGTTCGGAGTTTGTAGAAGAATTTTATTATGATAAAAAAAGCACTATGAACTGTATAGGAAATATAGTTCGTTGGTGTCAAAGGAGCAAAGAGAAAAAACACTATCTATTAATAGATGCCACTGGATTAGGAGCACCTATAGCAGATAGATTATATGAAATACTTGATGAAGATTATGCTAAATCAAAGTCAATTAAAGATTATATCCCTTTACTCCCTAATTTAGAAATAATAGAAATTACAAACAATGGTATTCCATTTAGTGAAAAAGAATATGCTAATACTATTACAGAAATGTTTTATTTCTTAAAAGAGTTATTAGAAGATGGAAAGATTATTTTTCCAGATGATGATGAACTACTACAAGACATTATTAGTAGGAAATACTTATTTACGAGTGATGGAAAACTAATAGTAGAGAAAAAAGAAGAGTTAAAGAAAAGAATAAAAAGGTCTCCAGGAAAAGGAGATGCATTTCTATTAGCTGCTTATGGTTGGAAATTTATTTAAAGGAGAAAAAGAAATGGAATTTTTAAAAAGTATATTTGGAGGAACAAAAGCAAAGCTAGAAACTTTAACAAATACAATTTTAGGTTTCTTTAATCCTCCAAGTTACAACACTAGATATAGAACATATGTAAAAACTGTCTATAGAAATCCATCTGTTGCTCCAGCTTTAGAAATATTACAAGAAAATTTTATTAATATTGAATATAAGGTTATTCAAAAAAATAAAATCATAAAAAATGGCAAAGAAATAGAAGTTCAAGAATTTGTAGATAATGACTGGATAAATAGAACATTAAAAAAACCATCAGTATTAACAACTAAGACAGAATTTAAAAAATACTTTTTATTCTATTACTTGTTTGGAGGAAGAGTTCTAGTAGAAAAAATAGACCACTCATTTGCTAGTAGCTTAATTATGTATGCACCAGATACATATGACTTTAACTATAAAATGAATACTGCGGTAATAGATAGCATTCAATTTGCTGGTAATACTATTTCAGGAGAAGATATTAATAGATTTTACCTTATGAAAGATATAGACCCTGAAACTATGATAGCTGGTTATGGTAATGGTTCATCAAGATTAGAAGCATTAGCAGGTATATGTGATTTAATCAATTTTATTATTGTACATAACAATACTTTACTAAGTAATAATGGGCATAAAGGTGGATTTTTTAAAGTAAATAAAGAAATTAGAACTAAAGCTCAAAGAGATGAGTTGGAAGAGAAAATAAGAAGTGCAGTAGCTGGTTACCAAAATGCAGGAAAAATGGGAATACTTCCACCAGATGTAGAATATATACCTACTGAAATTGCTCCTAAAGATTTAGATTGGACAGAAGGTTGGATAGTAGCTCATAAAATGATTGCTAATATTATGGGAGTTCCATTAACAATGCTGTGGGATACTTCAAGTACTTATAATAACACTAAAGAAGATAAGGTAAAGTTATATAAACAAGTATTAATACCACTAGCTAAAGGTTTTGCTGATTTCTTAAATGATATTTTTGCAGATAACTTATTAGAGGGACAAGAGATAGTTGTTGATTTATCATCTATTGAAGATTTAAAGGAAGATGCTTTTGAAGTTATAAAGAGCTTAGAGTCTGTATCTTATTTAACAATTAATGAAAAGAGAGATATAGCATCTAAAATGACAGGTATTCAAATTGACCCTTATGAGCATGAAAATGCTAATAAGGTATTTATAAATACTATGTTAATTAAAATAGAAGATATTGGAATAACAGATGAAGAAGTAGGTACAGAAAATGAAGAGGAAGATATCTAAAAAAGAGTTAATTATATGTCAACAAATGGATAAATATGAGAGCTCTTGCTATAAAAATAAAACTTCAATAATTTATCAATGTTTTCAGAGTTTAGCTCAAGATTTGGAAAAAGAATATCTAAAAAGTGATAACTTACTAGATAAAATTTTAAATTATATAGATGAAAAGTTTAAAACTCAATTTTCTAAAGCATTAAATAAATTACAGTCTATAAATGTTAATGAATTTATGAACTACTTTAAAAAGAATTTTAATAGAAATTTTAATAATTTTGATAGTTTTGGAGAAAATATTAAAAAAAAATTTAAGGTTTTTAATAAAAATTCTATAAAAAGTAATTTAAATATACTAAAAAAATTTATTTCTTCAACTTTTAAAACTGAAAAAGAAAATCCAGTAAAAAAAATAGTATCTGAATTAAAAGGTAGTTTTGGAAAAGCAAAATCTAAAATTATTACTAAAATAGAAACTTCAAGGGTATTTTCAGAAGTTAATTATACTTCTGCAAAGGAAAATAACTTAAAAAAGAAAAGTTGGATTCACTTAGGTGGAGGAAAAACTAATAGAGAGTCACATTTAGCAATACATGGAGTAACTATTTCTATAGATGAATATTTCGAAGTAGGAGCAGAGGGAAAAACTCCTAGTGTAAAGATGAGGTTTCCTAAAGACCCTGAATGTAAAGAGATTGGGCATACTATTCATTGTCATTGTCAAATATTATATTCATAAGGAGGAAGATATATAAATGGAAAAAATCAAGTTTTCAAAGAGTTTTGATTTGATATACAACAAAAATAATGAAGACCCTTATTATTTTGAAGGAATTGCTAGCACTTATAAAAACATAGATAAATTTGGAGACCAGTTTTTAGATGGTGCTTTAGATGGTGAAATTGGAAAAACTGTAGCTATTTTAAATAATCATAAGAAAAATATTGTAGAAGCTTTAGGATATGGAACAATATCAAGAGAAGGTAACAATATTATTATTAAAGGTAAATTTATAGAAGGAATTAAAGATGCTGAAACAGTAGTTATTTTAAAAAATGCTGGTGTTCCAATAGCTTTAAGTATAGGTGGTTATGCAATAGATTACTCTTATGTAAGAAAAAATAGTATGAATGTAAGAGAAATTAAAGTTGGAACTATTGATGAAGTATCAATATGTCTTACAGGAATGAATCCAAAAGCAAAAATAACAAAATCAGATGATGATGAAAATATTATAGGAGATGATGAAGATATGATAAATATTGAAAAATTTGAAAAAATGGTTGATGGACAGATAGCTATTGCTAAATCTTTAGAAATTCTTGCAAATAATTTAAAAGAATTTCAAGAAAAGAATTTACAAACTTATGAAAAAAGTAATGAAGAGAGCAAAGCTGCATATGAAAAAGCTGAGAAAGAATTCCAAAAACAAATAGATGAGCTTAACCAAAAAAATGAAGCTTTAATTGCTAAGATTGAAAAAGCTGAAAAAGAAGGAATAACTTTAGGAAATGGAATAGACAAATCTAAATTAGAGTATAACAAACATGTGCAAGCTATATCTGAGTATATTAGAACTGGAGTAATGAATGAATACTTAAAATCAGAAGCTTCTTTAACAACTGCAGCTGATTCAGGAGAGGCTTTAATTCCAGATGAAACTGCAAATGAGATTATAAAAGAAGTTAAAGAAATTTCACCTTTCTTTAGAGACGCTAAAGTATATCAAACAACTACTAATACTTTAAAAATCCCAGTAAGAGTTGAAACAGAGAATGGAGTAGGTGGAGAAAAAGAAGGTGGAAACACTAATGGTCCTAAACAAAAGAAATTAAAATATACTTACTTAACATTAGAGGCTGGTAAAATAGCTACTGTTATAAGATTAACTCAAGAAATTATAGATGATAGTGGATTTGATGTATTAACAGAAGTTGCTAATGTATCTAAACAAGACTTTGCTGCAATTCTTGGAGATAGAATATTTAATGGTGTTTATGATGAGCAAGATGACCAAGAGGTAGAAAATAAATTTGAAGGAGTTTATACAAACACTGAAGTAACAGGAAAGGCTAAACTTTCAAGCTTAGTTGGTACATTTACAGGAGAAGATGTAGAGAAACTAGCATCTGAAATGCAAAAATCTTATAGAATAGGTGGAAAATACTATGCTTCAACTAAAGGTTTCTCTCACTTAAAAGCAATGAGAAATGATGATGGAACTAAGAGATATGAAAATAGAGGAAATACTTTAATTATAGATGGATATGTATGTGAGGAAGACCCATACATGGATAAAATAGAAGAAGGTAAATATCCAGTTTTATTCTGTAATCCTAAGGAATTTTATGCAATTATCCAAAGAAAAGGAATAGGACTAGAAAAAGATAGAAACTCTCAATCTGACGCTTGGGATTATTACTCAAGAGCAAGATTAGGAGGAAAGGTAAGAAAACCTTATGCAGGACAATTATTAAAAATTAGAAGTTCATCAGACCCATTACCAACTTCTACACTTACTTCAATAGAGTTCTCTCCTAAGACAGGTACTTTAACTTCGGCAGAAGAAACAAAAGCTTTTAAAGTTTTAGCTAATTACTCTGATGGGTCACAAGTTGAATTATCAACAGGAGTAGTATTTAAATCTTCTGACACAACAAAGGCTACAGTAGATGCTAAAGGAGTAGTTACTGCTAAAGCTAATGGAACTTCTAACATAACAGCTTCATATGCTGGACTACAAGCTACTGCTAAAGTAACTGTAACTATTGCTTAGTAACTTATAAAGGAGGTAACACTCTTGAATACAATTATAACACCAGAGGAGCTAATTAAGTTTAGCTCTTCTGATTTAACTATGGATAATCAAGAAGATATAGAGAAATTAGAGTTTTATTGTCAAATGGCTACTGACTATTTTTCTAACTTATTTGGATATTCTTTGGAATTATCACAAGAAATAGAAAGATTAAAAGGAAATAATCAAGATAAACTATATTTAAAAAAAAGACCTATTGTAGAAGTAGAAAGTTTAAAAATCAATGGAATTGAAGTCTCAAGTAGTAAGTTTACTGTTACTCAAAATTATATTCAATTAAATAATGGAATATTTAAACAAGGTTTTGATATTAAGTTTCCATATTTAAGTATGAGAACTATTAAAAGTGATGAAATAGAAGTTATTTATCAAGCAGGATATAAGTTTAGTGATAAAGAAACAGGAGAAATTGGAAATGTTCCATATGATATAAAAATGGCTTGTTGTCTTTTAGTAAAAAATTTAATGTATGAAACTTCAGATATAGGAAATGTAAAAAGCTATAAAATTGGTGATATTAGTTATTCTTTTGCTGATAAACTTGAAAGAGATGAGACTTTTAAAAGTATATTAAATAAATACTTATGGTGATTTTATGGAAAGTGTAATAAAAGAAATAGAATTTTTAAATAATCATTATCTTAAAGTAGGATTTCTTGCTATTGATTCTCAAAAAAAAGGAAGTAATAAAACAACTATTCTTGAATATGCAATATATAATGAGTTTGGAACTAAAAGTATTCCAGCTCGTCCATTTTTAAGAAATACTTTAGAGTTTAATAAGGAAAAAATCCAAAATAAGATAGAAGATTTATTTAATAAAGTTATTGGTGAACAGATTAATGGTATTATAGCATATAAAGAATTAGGAGAATATATTAGAGATTTAATTATAGAAACTATTAATAAAGCAAATAGTTGGGCTGTTCCTTTAGCTGATAGCACTGTAAAGAAAAAAGGTAATAATAAGATATTGATAGATGAAGGATACTTGATTTCATCAATTCGGTATCAAATTAGTACTAAGAATGGAACTAATATATTTATAAGTAATTTTAAAGCTATTTAGGAAGATGTGATTGTATGATAAAAGTTTTTATTCCAAATTCTTTATTAAAAGAAATATCCCTTATAAAAATTGAGGAATATTGGGAAAAAGGAAAGCATTATAAAAAAGAAACTGAAAAAACAATTAAAGGTGTTTATTTGCCAGTTAGTTTTAATACTTTAAAAAACTATCCGCAAGGAATGATTACTCTAGAGGACCTAGAACTAAAATCTAAAGAAGATTTAGAAATAGGTTCTTTAATAGTAATAAAAAATAAAAAATGGAAAGTTATTCAAAAAAGAGATTATGACTATATTGCAGATATTAAGTTTTATATTTTAAGAAGAAGTGATAAAGATGATAGTAAAACTTATTGAATTATTTAATGAAGTTTCACAAATTCAAATTATTCCAGCCTATACTGAATTTTCCCCACCTGAAAAACCATATGCAACCTATCAAATTATTTCTAAGACTTCTAAAGACTTTGGAAGAGCTACTCATTTTAATAAAGAAAATAGTAGTGAAACAGCAACCTATAGAGAAGAATGTACAGTTCAATTTGATGTCTATGAGAAAAGAGAAGATAACTTTAAGTATTGTAGAAAGTTATTAGAGTTAATTATATTCATTCTAAGAAAAGAATATAGTTTTCTAAAGGTAGGAGTTAAAAACTATAGTAAAATAGAGTTTTTACAAGAAGAAATTCAAAATAAGTATGAATATAGAGGTATGTTTGAAGTTACCTTTGAATACATGAATATTACTGATGAAAGAAAAGTTGAATTTGCTGAAACAATTGAATATTTAGTAAATGAATATAAAGGAGTGATAGTTGATGAGTGATTATAGAGAGCCAGTAAAGATTGTTGTTGATAAAGATGTTTCTTTAACAGTAGCTGATTTAAATAAAGTTTTAGTAATAACTGATGAAAAAAACTCTGATTTTAAAAATTATGCTAGTTTAGAAGAAGTTGCCACAGAGTTTGGTAACAATAGCAAAACTTATAAAGCTATAGAAACATTTTTAAGTCAAACAGATGGTAGTGGGAACATACTTACACCAGATTATTTTTCTATTTTAGGTGTTGCAAGAGAATTAGAAGAGGAAGATACTACTTATATTCCAAAAGTTAAAAATGAAGTATTAGAATTAATAGGAGAAAGTTGGTATGCAATACTTTCAATAATGGATTCTGCAAAATTAATTGAAGAATTAATAGCAACAACAACATCAGAAAGAAGAATTCATATAGCGGAAGTATCTAGTTATCCTTTAGAGAATGCAGATAAGATAAAATCTGAAAGAGTACTATTAATTTATAATACTTTAGGACAAGAGGAAGAGGAGAATAGAGAGTATAAATCTTTTGCTTATGCAGGAGCAGTAATTACTCCAGGAGCAGGAAGCAAGTCGAGTATGGTTAAATTAACAGGTGTTACTGCGGATGTTAAAGGTGGAAAAAAGCAAGACTTAACTAATAATAATATAACATTTGTTGAAAAAAGAACCTCAGATGGTTATATAGTTGCTAATGGTGGTAGAACAACAGAAGGAACTTACTTAGATGAAGTTACAGCAATAGATATGATGATTGTTAATCTAAATGAGGCTATTTTAAAAACTATGATATTAAAAGGATTTCCACAAGATGATGATGGTTATACTTTAATGGACACAACACTAACATCAGTTATGGAAGAATTGGGTAAAAAGAATATTTTAGCAAAAGAAAATGGTCAATATGAATATAAAGTTATTCCAACTACTCAAACTAAAGAAGAAAGAATGCAAAGAATAATAAGACCTAGAGTTATATTTAGATTAAAAGGCTGGGGTTACTTTGTAGATTTAACTATAAAGAAAACTGAAAGCCCAGTTAAAGATGTAAAATAGGAGGAATTAAAATGAAAACTATTATAGTAACTATTATTTTAATGGCAGCATCATATGTAACAGGAGTCGCTACTCCTATTATTTATAATAAATTTTTTAAAAATAAAAAAGATAATAAATAAAAAGAGGTGTTTTTGTAATGGGTGTTGATATAAGTAAAAAAACATTAATGTTAGAGGGATATACTATAAAAAATGCTAGAAAAATAGATATATCTCCAGCAGGAGAAACTTCAAAACTATCTGAAAAAGCTATTAATGGTAGTAGAAGAGTAATATACTCACCAGACCCTAACTGCACAATAACAGTAACAGTTGAAACAGGTACTCAAGATGAACTTATCTTATTAAATGCTGCTGATAAAGGAATATTTTTAAGTGGATTTTTTAAAGATACTTCAGTAGCTGAATATTCAAGAGGTATTGTTTTAGGAGAGGTAGGAGTAACTAAAGGTAATTTAACTAATGACAGTGAAACTGATTCAAGAGAATTTACTTTAAACTGTGCAAACTGTAGAGAGGAGTTAGTATAAAATGAATAGAGCAGAAGACCAAAAGAAAGTAAATGAATTATTAAAAAAATTTAAAAATGTAGAGTTTAAACCTGAAGGACTTGGAGCTTTAGAATTTAATGTTGAAATGTTCTCTGAAAAATTTAAAGTAGAGGAAATACCTTTCAGAATAGAAAGAGTCTCTCTTCAAGTAGCTGATAAGGTATTAAAGGATAACTTAAATAAAATAGAGGATATGGAAAAAGTTTTAGCAACATTTATAGCATTTCCAAAAGAAGCTACTAAGCTTAGCTACTTTAATTTAGATTATAATGCAATGTCAGATATAGCTGAATTAATAGCTTTGTTTCAATCTACTCCCTTTTCATTCACAGAAGCAGCTAGAAATTCAACGCAAGAGGTTACAAAGTAAGTTTGATTTAGCTTTTGCTATGAAACAAAACTACTTTGGAAAGCCTATTTCAGAATTATGTATGGAAGAGGAAATGTTATTAAGGTTAGCTTGGAATGATTATGTAGAAAGAAGAAATAAAGAGTTAGAGGAGGGATTAAAATAAGATGTTAAGAGAGTTAGCTTTAAAATTTTCAGTTATTGGAAATGGATTAAATGCTCTAAATAAAGTAAAAGACTCCTATAATGAGTTGAAAAATCAATTAAAAAACTCTTTGGCAGTAAGAATACAAGCTAATTTTAATGATTTAAAAGAAAAGTTTAGCAATACTTTTAATATTTTAAGAACTTCAACTAGTAGAGTTATTAATAACATTAGTTCTAATATTACAAGAATAAAAAATAGATTTTCAGTTATTGCTGGAGTTGGAGTCCGCTCCTTCTCTACTATTATTCAAAGAGTTCAACAGTTAGGAAGTACTTTTACTAGAATAGGAAGTAGAATTACTAGTATCTTTAGTAGAGCTTCCAGTTCTATAACAAGAAGTTTTACTAGAATAAGTACTTTGGGTAATCAATCTTTACAAAGAATTTTAAGAGTTGTAAATAATATAGGGCAGAATGCAAAAACACAGTTTACAAGATTTTCAAACTATGCAACACAAAGCTTTGAGAAGGCTAGAAACCAAGCTAATGGGCTATATAATAAATTAAAACAATTATTAGCATTAGCAGGAGCAGGAATGGTGTTCAAAATAGGTTTTGAAAGTGCAGCTAATATGGAACAATATAGAAATACACTTGAAACAGTTCTAAAAGATCCTAAGTTAGCTCAACAAAAGTTAGCTTGGGCAGGAAGATTTGCTAATAGAACTCCTTTTGAAACAGAAGAAGTAGTAGGAGCTATGACTAAATTACAGTCTTATGGAATGGAAGGAGATAGGATATTAAATAGTACTGGAAGAACATACTTAGAAATGATAGGAGATATGGCAGCTGGAATGGGAAAATCATTTGACCAAGCTGTTGAAGCTCTTGCAGATAGCAGAACAGGAGAGCTAGAACGTCTTAAAGAATTTGGTATTACTAAAAATATGATAGGTGATTTTGCAAAAATTCAAGGCTATGGTGAGATATTTAATAACAAAGGACAAATTAATGATTTAAATTTATTTAACAAAGCTTTATTTGAACTTATGAATAGTAGGTTTGGTGGAGCTATGGAAAAACAAGCTAAGACTTTTAAAGGGGCTATATCTACCATAAAGGGAGTTTTTAAATCAGGTTTAGCAACAATTACTGGAATAGATGAGTTTGGTAATGCTATAACTAATTCTCCTTTTCAAATAATAAGAGATAAAGTCTTACTTCCATTAGCTGATACATTAGTTAAGTTTCAAGAGGATGGAGTTTTTCGTAGATGGGCTGAACAGTTAGCAAATGGAATACAAAAAGTATTTAGCATAGGTAAATCTATTATAAACTTTTGTATTAAATGGAAAGAGATTCTTATTCCATTAGCTTCTGCAATAACAGGTCTATTTGTATTAAATAAAGTTATTATATTAATTGGAGCTTTAAAATTTGCCTTATCATCAATAAGTTTCAATCCAATTATTATAGGAATAGGAGCTGTCATCGCTGCTGGAGTTATGTTATATAGAAATTGGGATATTGTAAAAGAAAAGGTAACACAAACTTTCCAAAAGATAAAAGAATTTAGTCAACAATTTGCACCTATATTCTTACCTGTTTTATATGCTGTTGAAGCTTTAGTATTAGGAATAAAAGCATTTTGGAATGCTTGGGATAGTAACTTAAGCATTATTGATAACTTAAAAAATAGTTTTTCAAGTTTCTTTTCTACATTCTTTTCAACTTGGCTTACAGGACTTAAAGATATTATAAGTAGTTTTATGAATTTTATTTCTAAAGTATTTGAAGTAGTATTAAATAATCCTTTTATTCAACTCTTTTCTCCTGTAACTATATTAATAAAAGGTTTAGTTGATGGAGTAAGAGAGTTCTGGAATGCTTGGGACAGTAATTTAAGTATTATAGATAACTTAAAAAATGGATTTGGAGGATTTTTTGGAGCTATCAAAGATAGTATAACAAATGCTATAGAAAATTTTACAAACTTAGGAGATAAGATTAGAAATATTCCATTTATAAAGAAAATAGCAGAAAAAATAGGACTGGATAATACTGAAGATGAGAATATTACTGTAGATGGCTCTCATAGAAATGGATTAACATATGTTCCTAGAGATAATTATGTTGCCAGATTGCATGAGGGTGAAAGAGTTTTAACTAAAGCAGAGAATAAAGAATATTCTTATAGAAATAGGAGTAGAGGGAATACATATTACTTAAATTTTCAAATTACAAATAGTGGAGAAAAAATAGATTACCAAGCATTAGGAGAATTTATTATAAAAAAAATAAAAGAATTTGAAGATGAAAGAGAAATAGCAGAGGGGTTGATATAATGGTAGATTTATCAATTACTGGACTTATGAGTAAAGCAATTAATTCAAACTCTTTAAGTTTTTTAAATTCATATTTTTCAAGAAAATATGTAATTTTAGAAGATATTCCTCTTGAATTAGTTTATAGTTTTAATGAAGATTTACCCTCTGATGTTCCTACATTGCCTTTAGATAATGGTTCTAATATTAATGATAATATCTCTAATAATTCTGGGACTTTTAGTATAAAAGCTCAAATTGTTGGAGATAATTATATGGAAACTTATGAAAAAATACTTAGTTTAAGAGATAAAAGAAGAGAAGTTAAATTGTATATGGATAAGTTATATAGTAATTTAGCAATTAAAAACATTACTAGAACAAATACTAGCCTTACAAATATTGAATTTAACATTAATTTTGTACAAATTAATACTGTTAATCTTCAATTAATTCCAGCACCTTCAAGTGCAGCCAAACCAATTACTTCAAATAAAACTGAATTAAAGACTTCAAAACAAGAATGGGAAGGAGATTTAGCTAGTTCAGGAATAAAATTACCAGGAGAGAAATAAAATGAGTTTTAAATTTAAAATTAATAAAGAATCTATCCCATATAGAACTAATATAAGTATTTTAGGAAAAGATTATATCTTTGAATTTAAATATAATTCTTATGATGAAAGAGTGTATGTAGATTTATTTAATAGCAATGGAGAACCTATTTATTATTCTGAGCCTATTATTTATGGTATACCTTTATTTTATAACAAGTTAATAGATGAAAGAGATAACAAAAATCCATCATATCCTCAAGCATTTATTATCCCAATGACAGTTGATAAAAGCTATAAAAAAATTACTTATAAAAATATAGATGAGATAGAAATATTAGTAAAAGAGGTGGAATAATGGAACAGTTATCAGCTATTCGCCCTCTTTTCCCTCGTAACTCTTATTTAGTAATTAATGGGATAAAGATAAATGATGAAAATAATAATGGTTTAAGATTTAAAGTACAGGTGAAAAGTGGGAAAGATAAGAAAATAGGAACAGCTAGATTTTTTATTTATAATCTTTCCCAAGATATAGCTGTTGGAAGTGAAATTAAACTTAATTTTGGTTATGCTGATGATGTTGGAGAGTATGGGATATATGAAGTAGTTAAGACCAATAAGTATAGAGAAGAGGGAAATATTGTAAGGGAGCTTTTATGCAGTGAAAGAAGTAAAACTACAAGTAAAGTTGTAAGTTTAAGTCTTGATGGAAATATTAGAATTTCAGAAGCTATAAAAAAAGTTTGTGAAGTAGCTAAAATCAATGTTCTTTCCTTAGAATTATTAAACGATAAGGTCTATACAAATGGATATACTTGTTATAATAAAGCTTTTCAAGAATTAAAAGACCTTGTTGAAGATGCTGAAAGTAAAATGATTATAAAATCTAATAATTTATATGTTTATCATAAGGAGTATAAAGAAAAAATTATCAATCTTTCTTTTAGAAGTGGATTATTAAAAAATCCTACATTTTCAGAAAAAATAGTCCAGGAGAAAGAAATTGATACTTCAAATGATAATAATATAGGGAATCTTCAATGGGAAGCTTCAAATCAAAGATTAATGGCTACGACAACTAAAGAATATGATTTTGATGTTGAATGTTTACCAATTCACTATCTAAAAAAAGGAGATATTTTAAATATTGAAAGTGAAACTTTTAAAGGACCAGCTCAAATAAGAGAAATAGATATTTCTTTAGATGATAATTGGATAATGAACTTAAAAGTAAAGGTGATTTAATCATGGAGAATATCACTATAATTATATGTGAAGTGCAAAATATAAGAGAAAATAGATTTGTAGATTTAAAACCTTTATTTAAACCAAATGGTGTACCTCTTCCTGTATTAAGAAATGTTCCAGTTGCAATATTTGGAAATACAACTAACTACATAGATTGGAAAATTGATACTGGAGATATAGTTCCTTGTTTTATAACAACTTTTGATATATCTAGTTATCTAAGTCAAGGGAATAAAGAGAAAATGGATACTATAAAAAGAAATTCCTTGAATAGTTGCTTTATTTTACCTTTTACAATTCCTACAATGCAAGATTCAAGACAGTTTCCACCAGCAATAAAGATAATTGGAAACAGAATTGAAGAAGGAGAGATAAATCAAAAAGGTAATATTACAAGAAGTGGAAATACAGATACTACTGGAAATGTAAATATCACTGGAAACTTAACAGTCTCTCAAAAAATTACTGCTAAAATAGTAGAAATTTTAGAAAATTTGACTTCAAAAGTAGCAAGTATTGGTGGAATAGATTTTGCTAAACATAAACATGAAGATGCTGAAGGAAGAGATACAAAGGAGGCAAAATAATGAATGCACTAAAAATGATAGAAGGAGAACTCCAATTTGATAATAGCATTGTTGACGGAATTGAAGAATTTTTACAAAGATTAGTTAATTCTTTAAAAGTATACAATGTTGAATGTTACTATAATGAAAATTTAGGACTAGATATAAGAATACTTAATGAAATAGATGAACCTGAATATAAATTACAGCATATAAAAGAAAAAGTATTAAGTTGGTATGGAGATGAATTAAATAATTTTACATACAAGTTAGTTAGTACAAATAATAGAATATTAAAAGCTATCTTTTATTTTGAACATAAAAAATATAACAGTTTTGAAAAGGAGGTCTTAATAAAAAATGAGTAATTTTGAAACTAAAGGCTTTAATGGGTTAATGAAAATGGCTCAAGAAAAAGCTAATAGTAAAGAATGTTTTGGAGAGAATTTTAATACTTCTGAAACTTCAGATTATTATAAAATAACAGCTCCTTTTATAACTCTTGCTGCTTATTTAGAAGATAAAATTATATCAATAGCTAGAGGTTTAAGCTTATATTATGCTCAAAATGAAGAGTTGGATAACTTATTAGATAGATTTCCAAGACGTCAAGGTTCTAAATCATATGTAAGATGTCAAGTTACAGCAAATAGTTATGTTGTTGTAAATGAAAAAGACATTTTAATAGAAACTGCTGAGGGAGTAAGATTTGAAAATATAGAACAGTTTGAAATTTCAAATTCTAAAACTAAAACTATTCAATTTAGAGCAACTATAACAGGAGAAGAGGGTAATATTAGTGAAAATTCTATTACAAAAGTTATTTCTGCTCCTGCTGGAATAATAAATGTACAAAATTTAGAAGTAGGAGAAGGTGGACTAACTGCTGAGAATGATTATGATTATGTTCAAAGATTTTTAAGTGGAAATCAAGAAGGAGAATGGGCATTAGAACCTGTAAAAGCAGCAGTTAGAGCATTAGCAGGTGTAAAATCTTGTGAAGGTATGAGAAATAACACTCTTCAAGAGTTTCCAAATGGCTTGAAGCCTAAAAGTATTTGGATAGTTGTTGATGGTGGAATAAAAGAAGAAATTGCTCAAACTATATATAGTCATATTCATACTCCAGATACTCAAGGAAGTATTGAAGTTAATGTAGAAACTTCTGTATCTGGACATACTGAAACTATAAGATTTGATAGACCTACTGAAGTTTTGGTAGATACACAATTAGTTATTGATAGTTCAGATGAAGAAGCTATTAGAGAGCTGTTAAAAGAATATGTTAATAATGCAGGACTTGGAGCTAAATTAAGTGCTGGAGTTTTTATAGGTGATTGGTTATGTGGAAAAGGTTATAAATACTATGACTTTGACTTAAAATTTAAAAGAAGTTCAGAAGATACCTTTAAAACTTCACTACAATTACTATTTAATGAAAAGTCTAAAGTAAGTGAAGAGTGATAGATTATGATAAATAAAGTTATTGAAGGGTTACCGTTACACTTTCAAAAGGATAATAATATTAAATTTTATCAAAGTTTAGGACCTGTTATTGATTATCTTAATAGCTTAATAGAAATGCTTAAATATCAAACTTCTTTAATGTATGCTAATGGTATTTTTTTAGATTATTTAGGAGAAAGGTATCAAGAAGAAAGAAAAGGAAGAGATGATGATCAATATAGAAAAGCTTTAGTATCTAAAAGAATGGCAGTATCAGGACTGCCTACAACAGAATTTTTATTAGATGTGGCCAGACAATTATCAGGAGCAGAAATTATTGATATACAAACTAGATATAAAGGAGAAGTTGCTAGTCAATATTTTAGGGCTAAAGTAGATTCTGATATTGAAAAAATAAAAAAATTTCCAAATTTAAATGATATTTGTGAAGCTGGAGCGAGAATGTATTGGGATTTAGAATTCTCTAATGAAAACTTACCTGTAAATTTTGGAAGTTTATTAGGAATAAGTAAAATTATAAATGTATTTTCAGATTTTGAGATAGACCAAACAATGAGAATAAAAGATGAATTTAAATTTGGAAATGTTGTAGGATTTACAAAAATAATTAATATTGGGGGTGATAAATAATGAGTTATTTTCCAGGATTAAAATTAACAAAACTTGGTGAACAATTACTTGCAAAAGTTCAAGGTAACTTAAGTGAAACTATCACATTTACTAGAGCTGAATTAGGAAGTGGAGAAATAACTACTGATGATGAAATTAGATTTTTAACATCTTTAAAAGCTAAATGGAAAGATGTAACTATTTCAGATATAAAAAGAATTGGAGAAGATGAAAACCAAGTTCAAATAGAGTTACAGTTTAGTAATGGAGATTTAGAAGAGAATAAAATTTTTAGAGAACTTGGACTTTATGCTAAAAGTAAAAATAATACAGAAGTTTTATTTGCATATACTAATGCTAAAGAAAATTATGATTATATCCCTGTAACTTCTGATAATCCACAAAGTTTTATTATAAATATTTTAATAGCTATCACTTCAAATACCAAAGTTGATGCTAATATTGACTTAAATAGCTATGTGTCTTTAAGAAAATTTGAAGAAGAAATTGAAAAATTAAATGATGAATTAAATAAAATTGCTAGTGAAAGTGAATTAGGAAGAGTAAAGATAGGAGAAACTATCTATATTTCAGAAGATGGAACTATTGATATAAATCCTCAAGTAACTACACCTCAAGAAATGACAGCTTTAGTAGATAAATATAAGGCTAAGGAGGAATGAGAAAATTGAAGGAAATGTTAGTTAGCTGGGATATACTTAGAAATGCAAATTTCTCTCCTATCTTTTTCCTCCAAGGAGATTATGGAATAGGCTCTTTAAAAGTTGTATTAAGAAGCTTAAAAGACTTTCAAGGTAATATTAGGGCTGTATTTTGTAGTTCTAATAATCCTACTGAGCCTTATGTAGTTGAAAAGGAAATAGATAGTACAATAACTACTAATATAGATATTGCTATTCCTAATGAAGTTTTACAAGGCTTCGGAAAAGTATTTTGTAGATTAGTTCTTAGAAGTTCTGATAGAGGAAAAATAGTAGGAAGTATTCAAGAAGTATATTTCCATGTTGTTGAAAAAAAAGATTGGGAATTTCTAGAGCCTTTATTACCTAGTGATGAAAAAGAATATGTAAAAGATATAGTAGATGAGTTATATGAGATTTTAAAAAATTCTAAAAATGAATTAAAAGAGTATGCGGACCAACTTAAAGATGATATGCAAAAGGATATTATTACTTTAGAAGAAGCTCAAGCCATTATTGATAAATATAAAAATCAAAACAAGGAGTGATATAAATGGAAAATTTAGATACAAGAGTAGCTGAAATTTTAGCAAGTGGAAAGAAAATAATAGATGAGGTTGCTTATGATTTATTAGCTAAAGAAGTTATAACACTAATAAAAACAAAAGCTGAATCCTCTCATACACATAGTGCTGATCAAGTAACAGAGACAGATAGCAAAAAATTTGTAAGTTCTCAAGAGAAAAAAACTTGGAATGATAAAGTATCCCAAGAGCAATTAACGGCAGCAATAAATACATTTGCTAGTGGGCTAGCTTGGAAGGGAGTATATGAAACTTTGGAAGCTTTAAAATCTGCTATTCCAGCTCCAAAAGAAGGATACTATGTAATAGTAACTCAAGAACCAACTTATAAAAATAAGAATACTATGTTAATTTATGAAGCTGAAGAAGTTAATGATTGGCAAGCGTTAGGAGATTTATTTTTACCTGGAAATGCTACTCAAAGTTCAGATGGATTGATGAGTAAGGAAGACAAGAAAAAATTAGATGGTATCCAAGCTGGAGCTAATAATTATACTCATCCATCTAGTCATCCAGCTTCTATGATAACTGAGGATACAAGTCATAGATTTGTAACAGATGCAGAAAAAACTAAATGGAATAAAGCAGCTACTGATAGTGCCTCAGCTTTACAACAAGCTGGAACAGCTAGTCAAACAGCTAATACAGCTAAAAGTACAGCTGATAGTGCTTTATTAAAAGCTACAACAGTAGAAACAGCCTTAAATAATACAATGACGGAAGAAGAAGCTCAAGCCATTATTGATAAATATAAAGGAGCAGGAGCTTAAGGAGTTGATAAATAATGAGTTTAAAAGAAAAAATAAACTTAGTTAAAGAACAACTTGGTATTAGTGAAGTAGATACTCAAGCATTAGAAAAAGCTTTAGGAAAGAAATTAGTAGACTATGAGAGTGTTGAAGCTCTTGTAGCTGCTTTAATGGGATATTATAATGAGGAGCTAAAGAAAAAAGCTAATACTTCTCATACACATGATTATGCACCAAGTAGTCATAAACATAAAAAAGCAGATATTTCAGATTTTCCAACAAGTATGAAAAATCCTTATGCCTTATCTATTCAATTAAATAGTGGAACTGCTTATACATATGATGGAGCAGCTACTAAAAATATTAATATTACTCCAGCTAGCATAGGAGCTGCTGATTCTAGTCATACTCATACAAAAGCAAATATTACAGATTTTCCAACAAGTATGAAAAATCCTTATGCTCTTGAAATAAAGATGAATGGACAAAATCCAGTGAGCTATGATGGAGCAGCTGCTAAAAGTATTAATATTACAGCTAGTGGAATAGGAGCAGAACCAGCCTTCAAAAAAAATGGAGCTTTTAATAAAAATTTTGGAACTACTTCAAATACAGTATTAGATGGAGCTAAATTAGCCGAGATATTAGGACTTACATACGGAGGAAGTCTTAATACTTCTAGTGCAAAGACAGTAAACTATGCCTATTATGATAGTACCACAAAAAAAGTTTACAAATGTATAAAAGCTACAAGTATAAACTATGCAGACGCAAATTACTTTGAAGCAATATCTAATAATGATTTATTGAGTAAATTACAGAATTTCATTAATGTTGGAACAAGTTATTGTTATATAGGAGGTATCTTAATCCAATGGGGAACATTAAGCGGATTGAAAGCTAATACTACTATTTACCAAACTTTTCCTAAAGCATTTAAAAATACTAATTATTCTGTTGTATATCAAAAAATTAGTGCTGACCATAGTAATAATACCCCTATGAGAACTTCTGTAAAAGAAACAACTAGATTTGGAATATATTCTTATGGTGTTTCTAGTGTGAACTGGATAGCTATTGGAATCTAATATCCACATGCATACCAAGATATTTTTGGATTATTATTAATTTGATTATGTTCATTTGTATGAATAGCTAAATTAAAACTATTATTTATTTTTTTCAAAATATAATTTGTAGATGGAACTCCTAAATCTCTAGTTAATTCTAGAATATAATTTACATAATAGTTAGAAGTAGAAAAATTTATTGGAAAATTTATTGTATATGCTATTGTTGACGATATATTTAAATAGCTTTTTATTCCAAATTGTTCTATAAATCCATTGGCATATTTTATATAAAAGCCATTATCATTATTTCCAGTTTCTATGATGTAATTCTGTAATTACAGAATTTCAATAGAACTCCTGACTATTCAAAAGGACAAAAATTAAATTGGAAGGAAAGTAACAAAATACTTCAAGATGGAATTATTCAGATACACTTCTATTGTGCAAATGATACAACTACTACAATAAGGATAAATGGTACTAATCTAGATTATAGAACAAGAGATAGTGCTGCTACTAGATTAATATATCCCGTAAAGAAAGAAGACGTAATCTATTGTGCAGGAGGGCGTGACTCTCAATCTATAACCTTTTTCCCATATATATAAAAATTACAGAATTTAAGTAATTTTCAAATAAGAGAAATTAAAACTAATGAACTAATTTTTACATTATACTACTTAAATAATATGATAATTGGTTTAAAGATAGCTCTAATAGTTTCTCATTATAGAATTGGAAGTAACTCTATTTTAAAAGACTTAACAGCCTATGAAATAAAAGAAAGCTCTGTATGTGCTTTTGCATTTCGACTAAAAGGGAGTAATGATGGTACCTTTTATCAAATTTACACTTTTAAGATAATCAATGGAATTATTTATGCAAATACAAATAATTTTACTTTTTATGGAATTCAATGATTTTAAAATTTGACACCTTTAATTGTTAATATATCTGCAGCTTCGTTATAAGTATTAAATACAGTAACAGATGTAAATTTCCCTGCCCAAAAAGCATCATCACTAAAAATTAAAAGCATATTTTGATTTAGAATTATAGAATCACAGGGAATTAAATGATGAAATCTATAATTGCTATCATTTCCTATCCCTGTTATTTCTAAATAGTCAAAATTGGTGTATGCTTGCGATAAAGTAATATTTCCACTAGCTAATCCAGTAGTGTTATTAAATAAAATTGTTTTTTTTATTCTGTTGTTATCTAAATTCTGTAATTACAGAATTTCATTATATCTAGTGGTTCTAACACTAATGGATATTATAGAAAATACTCAGATGGCTTTATAGAGCAATTTGGAACTTTTAATTTTAGTGGTGGAACTAATGCTTCTGTTACAAGAAGTTTACCTATCAGTATGAAAACTACAAATTATATTGTAGTGTGTAATCCTAATTTTGCTTTAGAGAGAAATTCAGCTGCTTGGGGTATCGTTAATCCTACAACTAAAACTACTACAACAATTACTTTTAAAAAAGCTCATTCAGAAACTACAGATGTTTATTGGTATGTGTGTGGATATTAAAAATTGACACCTATTATTTTTGAAATAATTGAATTTTCTGTTGTAGGAGTAAAAAGAGTAGTACTTGTCCATTTACCATCCCAAAAAACTGAATCACCACCAAGTCTAGTAACTTGGTTTAAAGCAATAGTACTAGTAGGAATAAAATGCCATTCTCCCTTTGTATTATTATCACAACGACATTCAACAAGCAATGCCTGAAAATTACTATAAGGTTGAGATATGGTAATATTTCCTTCTGCTACACTTTTATTGAATATTATAGTTTCTTTATAACCATTTAAATTCTGTAATTTAAAATTTGATACAATATAGTGTCAAAATTAAATTACAGGAGGATTTTAACAAAATGGAAAAATTTAACAAAGCTAATATGGAAGTTTATCAAATGTATTTAGAGAGTAACAAAGCAAGGAACTATGAAACTTTAAATACTACTTATAGAGTTTATAAGAGTAATATGAAACAGTATATGAAGTATTTACAGAAATATGAAGGGAATAGACTATTATTAAGCGATAGTACAATAAAAAATTGTGTCTCTATTTTAGAGAGGTATATAAACCATTGTAGGGAAGCTGGTAACAATAATCAGACAATAAATAACAAGCTTACAGCTATCTCTTCATTCTATATCTGGTGTGTGAAAAGAGATTTAATATCTCATCATCCATTTCAGCATAAATTAGATAGGTTAAAAAAAGGTAGTTTTGATAAGAGAAGAGAAAGCTATTATCTTACAATAGAGGACATAATCAAAGCTAGAATACTTATGCAACATAATTCAAAGAAATTTGATATTCAATCTAGATTACTTTGGGAATTATTCCTAGAAAGTGCTAATAGAATTTCAGCAATACAAAATCTAAAGATTTCACAATTAAACTTAAAAGAGGGGTATTTTAAAGATGTAAAAGAAAAAGGTAATAAGATAGTTGATGCAATTTTTCTTGATAATACTGAAAAGGTGTTACAAGAATGGCTAGAGTATAGAAAAGAGAATAATTTAGTATCAGATTATTTATTTATAACAAAGGAAGGTGGACAATGTAGACAGATGGCTCAATCTACTATTAGAAGTAGAATAAAAAAGATAGGAGAGTTATTAGGAAATGATAAGTTATACCCTCATACTCTCAGAAAAACAGCTATAAACCTTTTAAAGAATATAGCAGATATAAATACAGCTTCTGAATTTGCTAATCATAATAATATAAATACTACTAGAGAGCATTATATTAAAGCAAAAACAGGGGCAGAAAATAGAGAAAAAATTAGGCAATTAAAGAGAGAAAAAGGGCTAATTTAAGCCTAAAAATTTGAATAAATTATTGAATTTCATCAAAGATTAAAAAAATTTAAAATGTAAAACTCTTTATAAAATATAGATTTCTAAACTTTCGAAATAAATTAGCAAATACTTTTTGAAGTAGAAGTAATTTTTATTAAAAAATATAGAAAGCTAAGTAAAATAAGACTTTTTAATCTTTAAAAAATTTTAGTTTATGCATAAATTCAATAATTTACACATAAAAAATAAGAAAAAAGGAGAGGAAAATGGAGAATATAATAGTTTACATTTACAACAAAAACTTAGAACTAATAGGACAACCTTATGTAACATTATATGAGGAATTTATTGAAAATCCTCAAGCATTTTATCCAGATTGGAATGAAAAAGAAATGTATGCATCTAAAGATAAGTTACAATATCCTATCATTGATGAGGTTACTAAACTAATTAGAGAAAAAACTCAAGAGGAGCTAAAAATAGAGGGAATTATAACTCTTGATGATGGAGAATATGTAGAAAATGGAAAGCTTATCAAAGTTGAGTATGATGAGAGTCTTGGGTACTATAAAAAAGCTTGGGATAAGGAAAATCACATCTGGTATGAGGGAACTACACATGATGAGTTTGTTAAAATGAGAACTGATAAGATATTAGAGTACTCTCAACTAGAGGAAGATAAAAAAGCTTTGGAAAATTCTAAATTCAGCACTCAAGAGGAAATAGAATTAATAATTACAAAAATGAATACTTTAGAAAAAGAAATTAATGATATAGCTGATAAGATAAAAACTTTATAAGTTATATCTTATAAAAATAGGAAAAAATATAATTTTATCAGTTATAACTGATAAAAAGGAGTTGATAATATGTATAAATATAGTCAAAGAAGTTTAAATAATTTAGAGGGATTACACCCTCAATTAAAAGAGTTTGCTTTAGAACTAATAAAAGTAACTCCACATGATATCACTATTACTTGTGGAGTTAGAACAGCAGAAGAACAGAATAAATTATATCAGCAAGGGAGAACTAAGGCTGGTAAAATTGTAACAAAATGTGATGGTTATAAAATAAAATCTAAACATCAAGTGAAAGCTGATGGATTAGGATATGCTTTTGATATAGCTGTAATTATTAATAATAAAAGTAATTGGAGTAAAAAAGTATTTAAAGAGGTAGCTGAATCAGCTAGAGAGCTGATGAAAATCTATAGTATTGAATGGGGAGGAGATTGGAAAAACTTTAGTGATTATCCTCATTTTCAACTAATGCTAAAGTAAAGGAGTGATAAATATGAATGGAATAATTGCTTCAATAATAGCTTTTGGAGGAAAAATAGCTGATATTTTTAATAAAAAAGCAAAGAGTGGAGAGAAAGCTCAAGAAATTGAAATAAAAAAAATAAATACTTTTTCAAAGACAATGATGTGGATTGTTATTATAATTTTATTAATGTGTATGTTAGCTTCTTTATTCCCTAAACTAGCTATAACAGATTGGTGGTTTGAAAAGGCAGATATAGCACTAAAATATATTTTTACATTATAGGAGGGATTTTATGACTATTACAGAAATATTACAACTTGTTATTGATGTAGGAGATATTTTCATCAATAAAGTAGTATGGTTTATAGGCTCTATTATTTCTTTAATTTTTCTTATAACTGGTGGAGAAGATAAGATGATGAATTGTCTTATAATCCTAATGACTATTGATTATCTTACTGGAGTGGCAAAAGCTATTATAATAGAAAAAGTAAATAGTAAAGTTGGATTTAAAGGATTACTAAAAAAAATGGTTATGATAGGAGTAGTTGTCTTAGCTCATCAGATAGATTTACTATTTGAAGGAAAGTTTGCTGTTAAAAGTTTAACAATAGGAATATTATTAAGTAATGAGGGATTAAGTATCTTGGAAAATGCTTCCATTTGTGGAGTTCCTATTCCTGAAAAATTAAAGAATATGTTAGAGCAATATAAGGATAGTAAAAATAAGAGAGGATAAAATCCTCTCTTTAGACTTTTTAATTTTTATTTATCTCTTTTTTCAATAGCATTTAATAAATTTTTAGGTAATTTATTATATAGTTCATTAATTTTTTTCTTTTTACTATAAGTTTCGTCGACTATAAAATTTAATATCCAAAATAAACTTTCCACAAGTTCTATGTTTTCTTCTAAATTTAATTCACCAGGGTGTACTGCTTGATTACCAGTTATTCTTAGAGTGTCTAAAGCTTTTTGAATAACTTCAGGTAATCCTTTTTTTACTAAATTGGCAATATCATTATTTATATTCTCCCCTTTTTCTCCTAAATTTTTACATAATAATTGTAAGGCAAGTCTTAATAATGCAGCACTTGATTTTTTAGAAATTGGATATACATCTCGTGCTTCTAAGTAAAGGTTTTTTATGTCTTCTGGCATATCTATATTAGGTTCTTCTATCCCTGAACTAAGAGGATATATTTGTTTTCCATTTAACCATATAGTAAAGTTTTTACAAACTTCACAAACACTAATTCCTAATACATCTTCACTTTCTGAAAAAGGACCTCCTAGATATAAGTAAGTAGCATTTCTACAGTAGAAATTCCAAGCATGTTGATTATTCCCACCACAAAAACTACAAGTAAAAAGTTTTTTATTTAATTCTGGCTTTATATACATATTTATCAACTCCTATTTATTAATTTTTTTAAAATTTTAATCATTTATATAAAAATAAATTTCTCCTTTATCTATATTTTTATTTAAATTTTTCTTCTTCTCTTTTTAGAGTTAATAAAATTTTATATGAATCTTCCATAGCAAAAACTAACTCAAGACAAGTAGAAAAATATTTGTAAAATTTATTGTTTGTTTCAGTATTTTCAGAAAAATTTAGAGAATAAAGAAGATTAGTAAATTCGCTGAGCCAATTAATATAACAATATAATAAATCTAAAAAACCAATATTAGAATTTTGACATTTTTTTATTAAATTATCCATCAAAGGATGGTAGCATTCTTCTATTTTTTCTTTATCAAATTTTATTGAAGAAATAGAAAATTCTTTATTCAAAATAATTTTTTCAAAGTATGAATCACTAATATTTCTACATAATATAAATAAAATAGTGTCTAAGCTAAAATAAAAATTAGAAAAATCCACTTTTTCTGAATAAAGGGGAGTTCTTAATTTTAATTTAACTCCAAAATCTAAAAATTTTTTCCTATCAATATAATTTTCACCTAAATATTCAATGCAATTCTCAATTTTTTTTATACTCTCTTTTAATTTTAAAATATCTGAAATATCTTTATTTACTACAATTAAGGAAAGATAATTTTTAATAATTTCAGTATCAAGAATATCAAAATATTCATCATCAAATTTTTGTATATCATGAAATTTTATCTCTGAAAATGGAAGATAATGCCTTGCAACTATTAGTGCTTTTTTTTCAAATATAGGTATTAATCTTCTACTAACATAATTAACATATGAAATTAAATTATTATAATTTTTATTCTCTTCTAAATATGATTGATACTGTACTGCTCCAACAGCTCCTAAAACTCCAAAATATCCTCCAAGAAATCCAAGCCAACCATCTACTGTAATTTCTTCTGAAAAATATTCTAAAATTCCAATAAAAATAATTGGAATTAATAATAAAACTAAGAGTACTTTTAAATTTTTCTTAATAAATTCTAACATAAAATAAGCTCCCAATATATTTTAATAATAGTTCTCAATTATTCTCTCTTGTCTTTCAACTAATTTTTTAGTTTCTAATTCTCTTATCTCAATCATTCTATAAACTTCTTTCTTTTCTCCCTTATTTGTAACACTAGTTATAACAATTCTTCTAGTATAATATTTAGTTTTAGATCTACAACCAAATAGTGAAAATAAGATTATAAAT